CTAAAGGTGCCATTGGCTCAGCAACCATTTTTCTTGCGGCTTGAACGTTCCCACCCAACTCTGCAACTTTGGCATCAAATAATTGTTTTTGTTTTTCATTACTTCTATAACCAGAAGTAATAATCAACTTTTTACCCGTCTTTTGGAAGAAATCTTCACCCATAGCAACTACTGCTTTTGCAAATTCAGGATGTATTTTTGATACGTCTACACCAGGTTGTAATCCAAACACTGATGTTAGAGATCCGCCACCGCCTCCAGCCGGTTTAGCAGCTTCTGAACTATCTGGTTGTTCAGGATTCACAGCAGCTATCTGCGGCATTTCTTTTTGAGGTTCAGGCCTTGCTTCAACCGCACCGTCTGTAGCACCTCCTTTTGCCATTCTTCCACTCAAAATCTCTTCTAATTGACTAACTTTTATTTTTGCTAATTCTGGATTATGTTTAGAAGGATCTGCATATCCTTTCTTTGTTAAAGCTTGAGCGACGGTGATGTCTTCTCCTTTTTCATTTGAATCATAAACTGCTATAGCGCCATAAGGTCCTATGTAATGCGCCATGTATAAGTAACCAGGTGATGTAGGAACACCTGATTTTTTCAATATAGCTGCGTTTTGACCTAAGAATACTTCTTGTAATTTTTCTTGATTTTCTGGGCTAAACTTATCATTCATAGATAACCCAGCTTGCTTGACTAATCCTCCTTTTAAGTCATAGCCAAATAGAGTTTTCTTCATGAACTGATACTTGCCTACAGCACTAGTTCCTTTGTTTTTACTGTCTCTTTCATTTTGAAATTTAAGTATTTCTTCAAGAGTCATTTCAGATAATTTTTTATTTGCAAACTCCTGTGCAGTTTTTACTCCCTTTAAATTCTTTATCTTTCCACCTCTTCCTACAACATCACCAAAAGCTATATCATAGCTTCCTCCAGCTTCGGAAGCACCTATAGCATTTGATACTGAAGAAGCTGGAGCAGCAGAAGGAGCAACTGGAGCTGCAGACGTTGATGGCTTTCGTGAAGGAGCAGCAGGTTTTTTGGGTTTCTGTGCACTTAATTTTTTATTTTTCTCTCTGACAGTTTGCAATTCTTTCTTTTTATTTTCTAAATATGGAGCAATAGAAGCCTGAACTTTTTCTCCTATCATTGGAATTTTACCAGCAACATCATAAAGAGTAGATAAAGCTTTGACTTGCAATTGCTTAGAATATTCATTCATGCTGTTGAATAGTCTAATAGGTACTGTCATTAAGTTATCAATAAATTGTTTTGCGGTTTCCATTAAAGTATTAAATAACTCAGGAAGAGTAACCGTAAATAATTCTTTTATAGGCTGAATTAAATATTCATCAACGGCAGTAGATAATGATTCTCCAATCTTTAAAAACTTTTCTTTCAATAATGAAGGAAGACTCATTATCATTTCTTTATTATCATTAAAAAGTTTAACTAAAATAGGACCAAACGTTATTAGTACTCCTAAGAAAGCTTTAGCAATTGCAGTTATAGCTGATAATCTTTTATTTCTAACATCAGTTTTATCTTTTTTGCGAGGTCTATCTATTTTTTCAGCATCTTTTTCTTCAGACTTTCTTTCAATAGCTTTGGCTTCAATGTCTTGTTCTCTTTGATAATAAAGTTCTTCTATTGATTTAATAGTTTTTCTTAATATAAAAGTCTCAGAAAGAATACGATTCAATAGATCAGTCTTACTTCCTGTGATAGGTTCTTTTTGTGAAAGTGTTGACGTTTCTTTTACGGCATCAAGTTTGTCTGGTTCAGATTCTGCTACAACTTTCTCTTGATCATTTTCAACTGGAATAGCGTCTGCGTCTTCTTTTTCTATAGAAGATTTTAACTTTGAAGATTCTTGATCAATGTCTTTTTCAGCTTTAGGTAATAATCCACTAGCAGATTTTTTTAAAGCTGAAACACCAACTACTTTGCCAGTTTTTTTAGACAATCCTTTTAAAGCATTTTTTGTAATTGATTTAGTTGCACTCTTTTTAACTGCTTTTTTTGCAAATAAAAGTGCCGCTCTTCTAGCTAAGAATCCTAATGCTTGGCCTACAGCGAATATAATTGGAAATGGCATATTACGCTCTTATGTAAAATAAATCTTCGGCTAAAGAACCAAATGCAATCGACGGATCAGGCACTACATCAATACTCCAATTTCTACTAATTCCAGGACTAGAAGAAGAACTAGTCGGCGAAGAAGGTTTAGGCATCTGTTGCATTTGTTTTGTAGATGGATCTAAGCTAGGATCTGTTGCTTTTAAAGATTCATCTGTGATAGTTTGACCTGCATTTATGCTTGGTGCACTTGATTGTTGTTCTGCAGAAGAAACAGGAACAGCAGCAGGAGTTGCAGGCATTAGGGTTCCTGCAGAAGATGAGCCAGAAGATACTGTTCCTCCCGACGCTCCTACTACTGAATCTTTAATGGAAGCTGCTGGCGCTTGCGATGGAACAGCGTCTGGTGCATTCATTTCAATAGAAGTATTCAACGCCATCATGTCTGAAGGAACGCGAGCTGCATCTTTTTTGGAAGATGACTCTTCTGTTCTTTGAGCTTTTGATTTTCCACCATCAGCTCTTTTTGCGTAATCTGATTTGCCTGTTCCAAATAATTCATTCAGATCGCTTATTTCTTCATCATCACCACCTAGAGGAATTACTTTTCCTCTTTTCATAGATTCATAGAAATCAAAGTTCTGAACTGTTTTTGTTCCAGAACCATAATTTATTTCGATATTGAATATTCCTTTTTCTCTATCAATGATTACTGTTGCATTTTCTATGGTTTTATCATTATTCTTAAGCTCTTTTACATATTTTTCTGCAACTTTTTGTAACTCACTAGTTTTTTCTATTTCATCATTTTCAATCGTTGCAGTTTCTATTGTTGCATTTGCATCATCTACCATTTCCTGGCCAAAATCAATTATAGATTGACCAATATCTTTTGCAGCATCAAATGGTAGATCTTTTATCTTTTGGCCAAGTGCTACTATTATTTCTCCAGCACTTTTCTTTATTTGACTAATCATTATTTTAGCACTATTGATAAAGCTGTCAGCTTTTTCTTGCAACTTTTTGAATTTATCCAAAAAGAAGTTAGGTATATCTTCTACGAAAAATTCAGGAACATCATTTAATATAAATTCAAATGCATCTGAAAAGAAAGTAAACGCTGGTTCAAAGAATTTTTTAATCGATTCTACTTTTTCTTTAATGAATCTAATCAAAGCAGGAGCAATCAAAAATAATCCTACACCTAATGTTTTAAGTATTTTAGAAAATATAGTTCCTTCGTCATTTTTATCTTCACGGGATGCATTAGGTTGACTTATCTCTCTATCAACAAATGTTTTAGGTAAAACAGTAGATTCAGATTCATCTTTTTGAAATTTTAAAACATTTTCTATAGACTTATTAACGTTTACTAAATTGTCTACAATTGAAGCTAGAAGTGTTTTTTCTTCTTTATCATCAGTGATTTGAACAGATTCTTTTTCATTTGTTGGCTTATTTTCATTCTCTGATAAAGCGCCTACAGAAGCACCAGCAGCTGCAGCTGTTAAAGGATTGATTAGTTTATTGAGGCGATTATCTTTTTCTTCTTTAACAGGAGTAGCATCTATAGGTTCTTCATTATAAAATTGTGGAATATCAAATGCATTTTGTTTTATAGCTTCTTCACGTGTTGATGTTTGATCCGTTTGACCATCTGTTATAGCTTCTTCATTATATAGTTGTGGAGTATCATCACTTTGTTTGATTAACTCTTTTTCTGAAGAATTAACAGGATTCACAGATGTATATAGAGGCTCAAGTTTCTCTTGATTAAGTTGTTCGGCTTCCATTCGAGAACCGTCAATTTCTTGCCTATTCTCTAAAGGAATATTATCCGTATCTGGTTTAGCAAATGGATTGATTATTCTATCATCATCTTCTTCAACTTGTTCAATAGGTTTTATTTGTTCAGGACTTATTACACTTTCATTAGGAATAGGTGTTGCATCTTCTTTATTAGTTTGATCAACTTGAGATATATCTTCTTTATTAGTTTGATCAACTTGAGGTATATCTTCTTTATTAGTTTGATCAACTTGAGGTATGTTTTCTTCAATGATCTTGTTATCAATTTCTGCAGAAATTATTTCTTGTTGTTTTTCAATTTCTTTTTCAATCTTTTGACGATTTTCTTCAAGAATCTTATTTTCAATTTTTTTACGCAATAACTTAGCAATGATTTTATAATTTGGATAATTGTTTTTCTTAATTTTGACGTTTCTATACATTTCTTAGTAGCCCATGTAGTAAATCCCATGTAAGCTCCAACTATTGACGCCATTGCTATGTAAAACATTTCCATCACGTTGTCTATAGCTTTGATTCTTTCTATATCGACTAAATTAGACATCATGATTGCTGTAAATATGACCATAGACCAAACGGCTAACCAAGCCATTCGTCTTCTATTCTTAAACCTATTTTTTGTGATATCGATTTCTACACTAGACATTTTGCCGTCACCATTTAAATCTATTTGTTCTTTTTCTTCGTCCATTTTACGTGTTATATGCTTTTTCTCGTCTTTCTCTTTCTTGTTTTAAATATTGCAAAAGCATTTCAACATATATGTCTCGTTCAAATGGTATCAAATTTTCAAGATCTTCAATAGAGTACTTGTGATGCTGAGCCATAGCAAAAATCGTGTTATAATAATTTGCTAAATTAGTATGACTCAGCCCTAGGTAAAAAAATCTTGTATAGACTCCAGTTTAATAGTTCTATCATGATCCAGACTGTTCTTGTAATGCAACTCATGATAGAGTTTAGGCATCGTCAAGAAGAAGTCTTCGATCTTTTTAAATGTTTTAGTATCTAAACTTTCTAGAAAATCCATTAATTCTTGGTGTGAACTTTCTTTTGCAGGATAAACATTATCTTTATCATAAATATAATCAATACAATGAAGCAAAATATTGTTTAGTAATTCAACTTCATTTTCAATATCTGCAACTTGTTGTGAAATCTTTACGTTAGGAAACTTCATAACCAATCCTACGTCTTCATTTATCTGAATCTTTTTTTCATTAGACTCAGCAGCTTTCATTTCTATTTCATCTAAGTTAACTTCAAAATCATACACTTTTTCGTCTTCTGTGTCTCTGTATTTTAATTTAACTACGTTATTAACAGACCTTGCTCTTAGTTTCAAGAAAATATATTCAACATCAAATGTAGTTAAATCATTGATGTTGATATCCTCAAGACAACAGTTATTGATGATCTGAATGAGTGCATCAATTTCATCTTTTCCTCCACCACTTTGAGCCAACAGAAGAATCTTTTCTTCTTTCACTAAAAATGGTCTAAAGCGAACTTCTTTTTGAAGAGAAGGAATAACGATTGAGAACGTTGGCGTTTGTATTTTTGGTAAAGACATATTAAACTCCTAATTATTTAGAAAAATCCAGAGGAACCAGAACCTACAATATTAGCATTATTTACAACATTGATAATGTCAGCTATACCAGTCGGTTTCCTTATAGCAGAAATAGTTTGAGCTATAGTGCCCAGTTTCAGTAATTTTTGTACAGTTGTAAGACCAAGAGCTTCATCCGATGATGGAGTAAACAGATTAGTTGAAGTCCAAGAACTATATTGAAATGAAACATTAATATTCATCAATGACGTTTGTTCCCAGCTCATAGAGATCTGTCCAAGTCTAATAGGAAAAGCATCTATCAAGTTGTAACGCATGATTTGGTTTGAGTGCGGGTCAAAGACTACTATCTCTATGTTGCAAACATAGGTTTCTTTATAACTGACTTTAAAAAATTTATTTGATCTAGTATTTAATCCATTAGCATTGAAGTCAACAATATTATTCATCCAATTATGAAAGAAGCTTAATATCTGACCGCGAGCATCTCCTAGAAATTGTAATTCCACATCAGTGAACGCCATGCTATAAGGAAATGTTTCTAATGGTCCAGTTCCATGTATGATGTTAGTGTCAACTGTTAAATTCAATCCGGGAAGATCAGTTTTCATGCAGAAAAAAGACATCTCTAATCCGCTGCTTCCCAATCCTTGAGCAGTAGCAAGATCATTTACGATGGACGAAAGACCAGCCGATTGTATAGTTACCAGGAATAGATTGGTAGGAAGTATTCCTTTAGAACCTATAACACTTTTGAATTCTTCTATATTGAATCCAGAAGATTTCCTAGTAGGCATAGAAGTGCTTAGTCCTATAGCACTACTTATTCTGCTTGTGATAGAATCAACGAATGTAGATGGACCCGGCATTATCGTTTTCCTTTTATTTTATTAATGCTATCTGCCCACACTGTCGCATCAGCTTTTTTTTGAAATCTTTGAAGTGGTAAAAATAGTGCTAAATCCCATTCACTCTGAGGTATAATTGCTATACTTGATCTTATATATGCAAATAGATATTTTTTAGTGCAAGCCTTAAACCACTCAGATGAACTATTTAATCCGTAAATATTATCCATTAAAATAGCTCTTATAGCAGGAGGCAAATAGTGTAGGTTATATCCATAAAAGCCATCTTTTTCTATCTTATATGGGAAAACTATTGGATATGTATCATAATATGGTAATTTTTGTTTAGTTTTTGGAGAATAATTATAAAGCATTAATTTCCAAACGCTTTTTCTGTTTAACGTTGATACACTAGGTTTTTCTTTAATAATTTGAGAAGGAGTTACTTGTCCAGTCGTAACTTTTAAAGCAGTTTCACGAAACCATTTTCGAGAATCTTCTATTTTCTTAAATTCTTTACCTTGAGATTCCCTCAATATTTTTTGATAAACAGTTTCCATTAGAGTGTGATGCCTAATTCTTTTTCTGTTGCTAGCATAAATTTCCATCCCTTATTAGAACAATATTTATGGGCAGACTCCCATTTTGCTTGATTGACACCCCACGTTTGAACTTCATATAAATATTGTTTAGTAATCTGCTTTTGAGGATTCGGCGGAATAGTTTGGCTTTTTGGCTTTACTTCTACCACTACAGTTTCCACTAGTCCTTCTTTATTTTTCTTTTTTATCCAAAAATCTGGAAAATACCTATGTATTTTTCCATCTATCGGAGATTTGTATGGGACAAAAAACTCTTCGCTTGCCCATTCAAGAACGTTTGGGTTTCGATCCAAAAACATCATCAGTTTAAGTTCGTACAAAGACCTATAAATAATGTTAGTAGGATTACCTTTATACTTTTTTGGATACTTGGGTTTGAAATAGCCTTTATAACTCATAATTTCTATTTATAAAAGGAAAATAAATGTCAGCGTTTGACCCTTTAAACTTTTCTGCAAAGTCCAATAAATCGATAGGTTCATTGGTTCCAAGCGCAACTAGTCAATTTGCAGGATCAATGTCCACTGCTTTATCGGGAAGTGGTCTATCCATAGACTCTATAAAGAACGTAGTAGCTTCAAGTGTTAGTGCTTTAACAGGGTCAATTTCAAATAGTTTCGAAAGTATATCTTCTTTAGTAGGAATAAACGCAAGTAGAATAGATCCTACTCAACTAGTAACACAAAGATCAAAAAATTCTACAATTGATCCTATAACTAAGATATTAAATTCTAGAGAAGGCCAATCTGTTTTCTCAATGCAATATCCTTTGACACTCGGAGAAGAGTTCTTACAGATAGAGTTTTCTAAATATGATAGGCCTGGTCCTCTCACTTCAGTCAATTTTTCTCCAGTTGCTGATATAAAATTACCTTTACCAAAAGAACTCCCTGATGATGTATCAATCAATTTGCAATCTGAAAGCGCTGGCGGTGCTGAAGCTGTTTATAGCCAACTCAAGTCTATTAAACAAGAAGTACAAGGAACAGGAACAGGATCTTATAGTGATCTGTTTAAAGACTCAGCCGGTTTAGCATACTATGGATTATCTAGTGCAGCTACTAGCCTAGGTTCATCGATGTCTGGAATAATTCCTGGAGCAGAAAATGTTGCAGGAATGGCTGGCCAAGCATTAGGTATCGTACCCAACCCACACCTTTCAGTATTTTTTCAAGGTGTTCAGATTAGAGAAAACTTAGAATTTTCTTGGATGTTTTCTCCAAGAAATTTTGCTGAAAGCATGGTCATACGAGAAATTA